CACATTTTTTTTTAGTTATGCACAAATTTAAGATAAGGAACTCACATTATAAGTGTAGAATTGTGGTGAAAATGACATAAAAACAGGGTAATAACGTGAAACTCACATTATAATGGGTAATAAAAGGGATAAACTACCGCACTTATGGGTGCTATAAGGGGATAATCTCAGTAAAAATAATGGGATAACCTTATGAAATGTTTTTCTTACGGGTGTAAAGATACTCCTGATACTTGGTGAACACCAGGTTATTTACCTTATTGTGCTTTTTGCAGTCTCTACATTGGAGCCAATGGTGCACTGTTCCTGCAGCTGTGACTACTTTCTTATTGTACCGGTGATTAATCCCTCCACATTCAGCACATTCGTATCTATCACCACCATATTGCACAGCATAGTTGTGATTAACTAAGGCATAGCTGTTTAGTTTCTCAAATACTGACTCAAGGACCTGAACATCCATCCTGCAATACTCCACCATCTTATCTAATGCATCCTGATCCTTGCGGAATACTATATCTTTCCACAGGTCAAGGCCTCCAGTTTCCATCTTAGCACCTACCTTTAGGAGCTTGGCAATGTAGTCTAGTTTGTTGCTGTTAAAATTGAAGTATCTTTTAGCCCATTTAAGCGTGTCTATTGTCTTAGGGGATGGCATAACACCAATGCCATGGAATAAAGCTCTTGTGCGTATCCATTTGAGGTCAAACCTATCACCATTGTGTGCTACAATCTCATCTGCTTCATGAAGTACTTTGACAAATGCCTCAATCATTTTCTTATCACTCTGTGATTTGCTCCATGTTAGGCTGTGAATTTCCTCTTCACCCTCCCATTTGTAGCATATGCAGATGATAGCCCGTTCATGAATGATATCCCCAGGGTTAATGGTTAGGTTGTATCCTGTTCTCCAGAATACTCCGACATTGAAAGAGGTCTCAATATCGTAAAATAGTCTTTTTCTCATAGCTTAAACAGCAGGGCAATCCTGTCAAGTAGCCCCTTTTGGATTAAAAAACGGAGCAATATACCTAGAATAAACGAAACAATAACAGGCCACCATAGTATTTTATACTTGACTACCTGTTTAGCCTTGGCTGTTTTCCATTGTGTATCACCTTTAATCTTTAAGGTCTTTACCCGTTCCTTGTACTCAATCCTTGTTTGCCATCTAGTCTTAGGTACATAGATGTTATTGAACTTTATTACCGTATCGCGATACGCGATGAACTTTTCCCAAAAGATAGTGTCATTGTGTACTATTGGGAATGAGTCCACAGTAGCTATGCGGATGGTATCACTATCCTGGACTACTTGCAATCCATTCTTAAGTGCTTTCTTGTAGTGCCATTGAGCACGCTTAGGAGCGGAGCAGGATAACAGGATGAGTATAGGTATCAAATATCTCATAGGCTTTGTAACATCTTAATCATTCTAGGACATGGGTATATATCTGCCTTGTCTTTGCGTACTGAGTTATGCGTGTAGATCCCTGCAGTACCTTTGAATGCCTCTTTATCAATGGCAAATATTTCAGCTCGATATGCCTTGGGAATGTCATAGGTCTCACACAGGTACTCCACTAATTGTCGAGTGCTTTCAATTTGCTCATCCGTATATTTGTACCAAAATTTATTACCCTTGTATGGTGTATCTAATGTGGTTACCATTGACGGGTCCACCACTCCCTTGACATAGTTGTAGTACTTTCCATCCTTTAGCTTCAATGGACCCCAATTGCATATCTCAATACCTACTGATAGCTTGTTTAGGTTTTGGTACTTGAGTCCATGAGCAGAAAAGTCTTGACTATCTATGCCTAGATGGTAGGCCCAATGCTTAGATGAAAAGCACTGCACAATAGATCCTTTCTCACCCACTACAAATGCGGTAGCAATCCTATCCCCATTACTATTCCACCACCTAGAAACAGCTACGGGGTTACCATTGCCTGCAGTGTGGTGTAGATAGATTTGTTTTTTCTCAGACTCCTCATGGAAGTACTGACTATTAGATAGGCGTTCCTGTAATATCTTGCTCGTGTCTAATTTCATCGACCTCTTTTTTAATATCCTTAGCTCTAGCAAACAAGTTCTTCATTGCCTGCCATAGGTCCAATCCTTTCACTGCTTTGTAGTTTTCGTTTATGCTCATGACCTCAATTGATACCAGGATAAGAGATAGCACTTTGGTAAGCATGAGCTCCACTGAAAAAAACTGCAGAATAATTTTATTTAGTATGAATTGGTCTATCATGTAGAACATTATCACGGTTACCTCATACAATAACATCTTACTAATGATAGCAGATAGCCCTCTGCTTGTGATTGGCACCTTGTGTTTGATGCTCTTCCATACTCCTGTTATCGTATCCAATAGAATGACAAACCCAACAAGGAACAATAGCCCTGAGATTGGCATTAGGAATGTACTGATAACAGCTAACAACTTAAACCAATTGGCTTTCATTGTAGCGAGTAGTATGGTGAGCTGTGAGTTCATTACAAGATTAGGATGCTGTTGTTATATCCGTTCTCAAGGAAGTTGCCACACATCCCTGTGCAGGTAGTTTGATATTGATTAATGCAAGAGCAATGGTTAAACATTGGTCTAAGGTCAGTGTCCATGTTGGTGCTACCAATGAATATAGGGAACAGGTTGCGGTTAGCTAGGAGCCATCTAATAAGACGTTGCTCAAAGAAACTAGCTTTCTGTGCATAGTGCTCCATACCAAATGCCACCTCTGAACGGGATACGCTTGCAGAATAATCTCCGTTTTGAGTTTGAAGCCCTTTGTTTTTTAGCTGATAGGTCAACCCAAAGACTGCATCTTCTGCAGACCTCCATGCAATGACCGGTTGAATGAACTCTACTAGATCTATTTCATCCGGTGTAAGAGTTTGATTGTTGTAAGCAGTCAACATGTGATTGTAGAACGTAGTGCCCAGGATAGGCTGTATCCGTAGTGCTGATTGTGTAGCAATGTATGGGGTTACATCAGTCACATCCACATTGGCTGTAATGGGTGTGTTTGTTTTTAGGTAGGTTTCAGTGATAAAATATAACATTACTGAGCAGGGTTAGTAGGTTCATCAATTGGAGGTAGTGAGGCTAGAGCCCGTATCTCATTGGTAGTCATTTTCTCAAGTACTTTACCGAGTAGTGCATCACTCAAGTTGTTTAATGCATCCTTAACTTTTGCTGTCTCTTCATCTACCTCAACAATAGCATCACCAATAATTTGAAAGTTATTGATAGTGAACTCAGCAGGGATGCGAGCAATGGTCAGTATCTCTTGAAAGATAGTCACTACCTGTTGACGTAGCTCCATCACTACATTCTTTTCAAATATCACATAGGCCTGCTTGATATCGGACCCATTACCCAAGCTACCTGTGGTACGGATACCCATTAGGATAGGGTCAATGGTGTGGCTGAAACAAATCTGCTCCGTATTCAGTGCAGATGCCTCATGGAATAGCTTGTCATTGGCATTAGTTGGTAGGCTTTCAATCTTAGGTAGTTGGTCCGCACTGTTAGCAAAAAATGCCACAGCTTTACCTGCATTGGCTGCACCCTTGAGGCGGTCAATGGTTTCCTTGATCATGTGTTTTTCCTCTTCCGACTGTGGTCGTTTAGGGAACATCATGGCAAAGGATGGGAACACACTATTTTGAATGTTACTTTTTGCGAAGTAAGATAGCTCACCACTCAAAAAAGCAAAGTTTAATGCACTCGTATAGGTAGGTAGTGGGTAATAATCCTGTCCAACTGACTTGACCTCGTAGCAATATAGCTGAATTTCATCCGTACAGGTGATGTGGTAAGGCTTAATAACCTCCGTATCTATCCTGGTACTCCAATCATCTGACAAATAATAGTATCTTTTGCATGGTGATACCCTTACTTTCTCAGGGCTAACATTCTCAATCTTGATTAGTTTCTTTTTTTCACCAAAATACAGCTTGAAGTACACACGATTGTGGATGATTAACTGCTTAGTCACAGCCTTAACGGTGTGCTT